CTTTCGGTAGTTACATATTACCGCATAGTGTGACTATTATCAAGCGGCTAAAACTACAGAATATAGAGGAAAATCAAGGCTTTCTATTGTGTATAATATGCCAGTGTACCGATTGCGAAATGCCGCCCGCACAGCCCCCCGTGTGCCGACGTTTTCCGAAAGGCATCATTCCACGGAGAAAGGGAAAACGGCGGACAGGGGGCAACGTGGCGGCTCTGGCGGGCTTACGCTTGGGGGTAATGGCTATGAATAATGCTGATAATTTTCTCCTGTTCCTCGGCGGAAACCCCGATGAATTCCAATGCTTCACGAGTGCCGCAGTCGGGGCAGATGAATGTGCTGTTATCTTCACGGGAAAGTGCAGGGGCAGCGGTGTATTCCTGTCCACATTTCGGACACACCCGACATCCATCCGTCGGGCGTGCCGATGCCTTTTCCTCTGGGCATCGGCAAATTGCCGTTTTCAGTTCTTTCATACAATTTCACCTCTCTCACTGATATCCATCGCAAGCCGCAGGTGCTTCAAATCGAAACCGAAGCGTCGGTATCCGGCAACGCAAGTTCTCACATAAACCGCACTCGGAATGCCCAGCTCACGCTCCTCGTGCATGATGTACACAAAGGCATCCAGCTTTTTCTTGCGTCCGGTGATGTGGCTTTTGACCGTAAGCTGCATCTCGGTCTTGTAGTAGAAGTTGGGGCAGCCCTCGTAGGCATCCAAGCGAAGCTCATCACGCTCGGATACTTCCCAGACTGCAACCGGAACACTGCCGCCCTTCTTCTTTTCGATGGTGAGGTAGGAGCCTGTCTTGCTGCCCTTGAACAGCAGCTGATAGTCGGGAATCACGCTTGTGCCGATGATTCTTGCATCGGGGCAGCGGTAACGCATCTGCTCGACATTGAGGTTTGAGCCGTAGGCAATGTAATATTTTTTCATTGAAAATTCCATCCTTTCCGAAGGACATACCCTTCTACCACCCAGAGCCGCCCGAAGGCGGCGAGTGGCAGGAGGCTATCTCCTTAGTTGCCAAATCTCCATGCGGCATTGCCGGAAAGGTTTCTTGTTAAGAAATCCCTTGCTGTCGAGAATTCTTCCCCAACCAGTCCCAGGCGAATCAGCCATGTTCTCATTGCGAATTTCGGATTCTCCGTCTGCTGTGGCTTGGGGCTTGCGGTTCTCACTTCCTTTGCCATCTCGGAAAGGGCGAGGCAAAGCTGAATCCAGCTTTTCAGCTGACCTGCGTGCAGTCCGTTTTTCTTGCCGTTTGCAGGCTTATCGAAATTGAACAGCCGAAACTCGATTGTGCCTTTTGTAAAGACTGCGTGGTAATTCGTCATATGGTATCTGCTTTCGTTGTAGTGCTGATTTCTGCCGTAGTTGTTGCCGTTGGATTCATACCAGATGTCTGCAAGCTGTGCCATCGTTGTGGGCTTCTTTTTATTGAGCTGCTCGATGAATCGAGGATTTACCGTTCTGCAGTATCTGTTGATTCTGCCCTGGTCAATTTTCAGGGCATCGGCAATCAGCTGTTCGTGGCTTGCCATGATGTTTGCGAGGTTGCGGAGCGTCTGCGGCGTGTGTCCGTTTGCTCCGATGTGAATGTGAACGCCAGCCCCAACACCTGCGTGGCTGACTGCACCCGCCTTGCGAAGGCGGCGGATAAGTTCCTGCAAGGTTTCAATGTCGGCATAGTGCAGAATCGGTGTGACCAGCTCGCATTTTTCGCTGTCGCATCCGGCAATGGAAACGTCCTTCTGAAATTTCCATTCTCTGCCCTGTGTGTCCCATGCACTCCAGGTGCTGTATCCGTTGCGGCTTGCCGTGTTCTGAAATCTTCCTGTTCCGAAGAACTCGGCGGCGATTCTTGCAGCCTTTTCTCTTGTGATGTTGTTCATTTCAACCTCAACTCCGATTGTCTGGTTTTTGAGGTTCTCGATCTGCTGTGCGGTCTTTGCGTTCATGTTTTTATCCTCCATTTTTCTGGGCTTTGCCCCTTTCGTTGTGTACCATATTACCGCATAACGGAGGATATATCAATACGATTACTACACAATCTTTTTGGCTGTATTTCTGCGAAAGATTGTGTAGTATATCCGCTTGAATTACTTGCAATTGTATGGTAAAATACACTACAATGGGAATAGGATCTCGATTATTTTTCGCTCCCAGTGACCTTTGAAAAATCGTCCACCCCCTCAATCAGTGACAGCGTTCTGCCGCTCTGCCAGACCATGTGAATGTTGCCGCCGTCGTCCACATACTGCACCTCGCCAACCGTACCCGGCGGCACGGGGTAGGGGTCATTCATGCGGTGCAGAATGATTTTTGTGCCAGCCGGATATTTTCTGCGGAGAGCTTCAAGCTGTTGTTTATTCGGTAACATCAACTGCACCCCCATTCCTGAACGCTGAACTTCCGGTCAGATTCCGGAGCAGTACCTTGCGGACGCTCTTGAACTCCGTCCCGATGAATCCCAGTCGCAGGAGGAAACAGCGAAATGCGTACTTCTCATTGTCGCTGGTATCGGGCTTGTTGTTGATGCGTTTCTGGTTCTTTGCCATATCAATCAGGGCAGTGAGGAATCTGCTGTAAGCGTCAGCGTCCTCCGGCTCTTCCAAGGTGAACCAAGGGAACTGCACTTCCGATTCCGTCACCGTGTATTCCAGCGAATCTGTCTGTAAGGCGTGCCTGATGAGCGTACCCTTGTTCTCCAGAATCCTGTCGAGGTTGGTGAGGGTCTGCTCATCCAGTTTTTCTTTCTGGATGGAGATGGTAAGGCGGTTATCCACTTTCTCCGTTTCTGCAATGAACCCACGCTTGTGAAGTTCCTGCAACAGTCCGTCAATGTCCGCGCCGTCCTCGCAGTGCAGTGTGCCGTCCTTGTCGACTGTCATTGTTCCAATGTTGTAAGCACAGGTCGGCATGAACTGATACTCTGCATTCTCACCCGTGATCTCGCTGATTGCCTGCACCAGCTTTTTGCGTTTCGCACCTGTGCAGTTGAATTTGATTTCCATGCTAATTCCTCCTTTTCTCGCCCTTCGGCGTTGTGTCACATATTACCGTCTTTCTCACAGAATAGCAAGTCATTTTTCGCCGAAATACTGTAGAAAAATCACCCTCACATTTGTGCTTATTACACTTGTGTGATGTGCTGCAATCTGCAACCAGAACTTTGTTGCTTCTGGTGATGACTATTTTCCGCAGAGTATGGTAATATGTGTGGTGAAAGGAGAGATGCCGATGCCCAGCGGAAATGGCATCGGCACGCCCGACGGACGGATGTCGGGTGTGCCGATGATCGAGGAATTTTACCACGGCAACATCGTCCGAGCCGACCACACGCCTGCGAATCCCGAATACCACGCTCTGATGCAGAAATGGCTGCCCATGTGCGATGCGTTTGAGAAGATGCTCACGCCGGAACAGCTGACCGTGTTCAAGGAAATGACGGATTTGCAGATGAAAAGCAGTGAGATTGCAAGTGCGGAACTGTATGCAGCAGGCTTTCGGGACGGCGCACAGCTAATGCTGGAAATCATGGAATGACGAGGGACTCCCAATTTCGGGAGTCCCTCGTTATTGCTTTGCGAAGTGGGCGATTCCTGCCAGAACGAACCATGCCGTAGGCAATGATAAACCATTTCCCCACATACGGTATTCTGCACTATCCGAATGAGGATTCTTCAGCCATTTCAGAATCTGCTTATCCGTTTTGGGCTTCTTTTCGGGAGAAACAGCAAGCCTGTGCGTTTCAAAAACATCACGCCAGAACGTCATATCCTCCTCGGTCGGATTCTCGATACCGATGTCCTCACACCACCATGTCGGCATACCTTGGAGTAATGCACACTCCTGTGGGGTGAGTCTGCGGACAGTGTAGCCCACATCATTGATGAGAGGTGGGTCTTTGTAATCCGTAGCAACAAGTGTGTCTGCACAATCTTCCGATGCTCTGGTAAAGAACGAATTCTTGCTTGATGAATATACTGGTGTTGCCACGGCTGATGGTCCCTGTGCGTTCAGTGTTGCAGACACACCATTTTCAGAAATCCCAACATTTCTCACGAAATTCTGCCCGCAGTTATACGATTCTCTGTCGATGGCATAAACCACAGCGTGCTTATCACAGGTGTTCAATGTGAAAGATACATCCTCATTGATGCCGTCACCTTGTGGACCGTTCTTGTCGGCTCTGCCGATCATAGAGCCTTGCAGAGCGTAGCTTTCCACGATTGCAATGCCGCCTTGATTGCAGGCAGGAGAACCGCCACCGCAATCCAGTGTTCTTGAAGTATCAGCTTCATATACACCGCTGTGAGGATTGTCGGATTTCATGGCGTTGGATTCAAATGCACTAATGCCGTAGGCTTTAGGAGCGAACAGCGTCTGGTCATTGTTACAAGAAAGCGTAGCAGATTTATCCTCTTGCCATATTGCACCCTTACCACCACCCTCACAGCAGCTTCGGATTTTTAATGTAACAGGTGCATTCACCACAAACGGCTGATTATTGCCACCCGAACCATAGGTTGCAGACACTGTCGGAGCAACTTCAAGGGGACCTCTGTATCTTGTATCCTGACTGTGATTCTCATAACAGCTTATAGTCGCAGGTACAACGCCTGCACGAAGTGTCGGGGATTTCTCCTCTTCATAGCCGATGCCACGAGCCTTTGCAGAATGTTCCGTGCAGAATCCAGCCGACAGCACACACGGCGGATGATGTGCTTCAGCACGAAGTGTGCAGGTCATGTCCTCGGTCACATCCATGCGGTTGCCGCCCTGGTCATTCAGACAGATTTCGCCGCTTGCTTTTCTAATGCAATCCGCAGCACCTCCGGCAGCTCTTTGCCACGCACGGAAGCCCTCCGCAGAATACCCTGACACGCCCTCGGACTCAAAGAGTATTTTTCCGGCACATTCGCCTGTAAAATCTGCGACAAGGTAGATGCGTTTTCTTCTCTGGGGAACTCCCCAGTATTGCGCATCGAACAGTCGGTATGCGACAGAATAATGACCTCCCAGAATTTCTCCGGCATTGTGCCACTTCGCAGGTTTAGGAATAAGATGCCCGAACGTGAGTTTGGATTCTGTCGAACGTGAGTGGTATGCCGTGCTTGGATTTGACACGGTAGCGGACTCATCCGCAATTTTGCAGATTTCTTCGAGGACGCAGCGGAAGTCCTCGCCGCCTCCGGAGGAGAATGCCCCTGGGACATTTTCCCACACGATGTATTTCGGGTATTCGCCATTGGTCTTACACCTCATTTCCTTGATGATTCTGATTGCTTCAAAAAATAATCCCGAACGCTCTGCCTGAATGCCTGCACGCTTGCCTGCAACGGACAGATCAGTGCAGGGACTTCCGAATGTGATAATATTCACGGGCGGTAAATCCGCACCGTTCAGCTTAGAAATATCGCCGTAGTGCTTCATAAACGGCAGTCGTTTTTGGGTGACAGCTATCGGGAACGGCTCAATTTCTGATGCCCATACGGGTGTGATTCCTGATAGAATACCTGCCATGGGGAATGTTCCGCTGCCGTCAAACAGACTGCCGAGGGTCAGTGTCTTATTCATCGGGCATTTCCACTTCCTTTACAAGTTCAGAGTAAGGAATTCTCTCACCATTACGAATCACAAATACACCCTCCGCATTGCCTGTATCCTCCACATAACGACGAAGAATGACGGAGGCGTATTTTTCGTCAAGCTCCATCATATAGCAGATGCGGTTCATCTGCTCACAAGCCATAAGAGTTGAACCGCTGCCGCCAAAGGTGTCGATTACCACAGCATTCTCCTGCGTGGAGTTGCCGATGGGGTAAGCCAGCAAATCTAACGGCTTTGAAGTCGGGTGGTTCGCATTCCGTTTCGGCTTATCGAAGTTCCAGATGGTCGTCTGCTTACGGTCGGAGTACCACTTGTGCTTGCCGTTCTGCATAAAGCCGTACAGCACCGGCTCATGCTGCCACTGATAATCCGAGCGACCGAGAACCAGACTATCCTTCACCCAGATACAGCAGCCGGCAAGATGAAATCCTGCATCCACAAAAGCACGGCGGAAATTAAGTCCCTCCGTGTCCGCATGGAACACATAAGCACAACCGCCTTTTTCAAGATGTGCCGCCATGCACTGAAATGCGGACAACAGGAAGTTGTAGAAATCATCGTTCTTCATGCTGTCGTTCTGAATGGTGAGTCCGCTGCCGGACTTGAATGCCACGTTATACGGCGGGTCCGTCAGAATAAGATTTGCCTTTGTATCGCCCATGAGAACAGATACATCTTCGGGAGAAGTCGCATCGCCGCACATGAGCCTGTGCCTGCCGACCGTCCAGATATCGCCACGCTGTACAAACGCCGCCTTTTCCAGTGCGGCAGTCAAGTCAAAATCATCATCCTTGACATCATCACTGCCGTTTGTATCAAAAAGGTCGGCAAGCTCCTTTTCATCGAAGCCAGTCAGCCCGAGGTCAAAGCCGAGGTTCTGAAGTTCTTCCATTTCAACGGCGAGCATTTCCTCGTCCCAGCCTGCATCCAAAGCCATACGGTTGTCTGCAAGGATATATGCTTTCTTCTGCGTTTCCGTCAGATGCTCCACAAATACACACGGCACTTCGGAGTAGCCTTCTTCTTTTGCAGCCATCACACGGCCGTGACCTGCAATGATATTGAAATCCTTGTCAATGATGACAGGATTGATAAACCCGAACTCACGGAGCGAGGAACGCAGCTTTGTGATCTGCTCCTTACTGTGGGTTCGGGCATTATTTACATATGGAATCAGCTTGGTGATGTCCACCAGCTGAAAATCAGTCGTTGTTTTCATCGGTGCTGCCTCCTTTGGATACGCTGCAGACCACGGCGGGCTTCGTGTACATTTCCCTTTACCGCCTGTCCCTTGATGGTTCGGTACTGCTGCTTTGTGAGCATCGGTCTGCTGGCTTTCAGTTCACGCCAGAAAGTTACATCTGTGGTTGATTTCATTGGGTCCTCCTTAAATCCTGTGTCGGACATACCCACTCACCTCAAGCAGAATTCTGCCTCGGTTCGGGGCATCCTTATCGCTTACTACGGAGCAGTTTCTCCATCATGTCATCCTGCGGATTTCCTTGGAACTCTACGCTGCAATTTTCCCTTACAATCTGAAAAATCTGATTCCAGATTTGGTTCGCCTGTTTCATGTAGTTCTGCGACATCGCAACATAGGGTGACGCAATTGCCGCATTGGTTGTGGGGTGCTTTGAGATGTAGCCGTACTTGGTGACAATCTGCTCACAGTGTATCCAACGGGAAATGCTCATGGCATACTGCTCCACCAGCTGTCGGCTTACAATTTTCTCACAAGAGCGTTCTTTTAACCACTGATATGTCTCTGTGTACACCTCATCAGCGAGCAACTTTGTGCCGTCACGCTGTAATTCCTGCATGAATTCTCTCACAGGCGGCGTATCCACCGACTCAATGTCCGCAGGCTGCATCATCACTTCAGCCGTTTTTCCTTCGGCAAGTTTCTCTGCAAGAGCCTTTCGGGGTCGTCCTGCACCCGGTCTTGCACCGCCTCTGTTTGTGCCGTCCTTTGCCACAACGTCATCACCTCCTGAAATTCTGCTGTGCATAAGCGACTGCCCGCACTCGCTATCGCTCATTGGGCATCTGCTTAAAACAAATTCAAACATTTTGACTACAAATGAGCATAAAAAATCCCGACTGCGATGTCGGGAAAGTTTCGTATTTTCGGTATGTTTCGCTATTTTATATTCTCATGGGGCAATACCCCGTTTGAAATCCGAATTTTGTGCGTGAGAGGGGGCGCCGGTCTTTTCCTCGATATTCCGTAGAAAAATCAATACCCCCGGGGGCGCAGCACTTCACTTCTTGAAAGTCAATAGTGATATTCCGGTCTGCTGTCCTCATTTCCGGTCTTCTTATCATGACAGGGTTTACAAAGTGCCTGCCAATTGGATTCACTCCACATCAAGACACTATCACCTCGATGGGGAATGATATGGTCAACGACTGTTGCTGTTACAAACCGTCCGTTCGCTTTGCACTTCACGCACAGCGGATTCTTGCGGAGATATGCTTTGCTTACCCTCTGCCACTTACTGCCATAGCCACGCTTTGCAGCTGACGGTCGGTCGGGGTGGAGGGGCTTGTGCTTCTCACAGTACAGTTCCTCCGTAAGGCTCGGACAGCCGGGATGGCTGCACGGTCGTTTGGATTTACGGGGCATGGTTCACCTCCTGCCATAAAGAAAGCCCTTGCAGGATTGCTCCTACAAAGGCTTGTTGTATTATCTGCTATTATATATTCTATCACGTCTTTCCGAAAAAGTCATCCACGATTTTACTCACAGTGCTTTTTCAGTTTTCCATGATATTATTATAGCACGCCTGCCCTCATTTGTCATCCACGATATTACTCATGCCTTACCGTAAAGAAGCAGAGTCAGGTGATTGACAGCACGGTTCTTCTTGTTGTATGCAGAGGAACGTTCAATATTGAAGTGTTCACAGATTGCGTAAATGTCCTGTTCATCATGCCAATAGAACTGCTCCAGCACATAACGCTCATCTTCGGAAAGTGTATCCCATGCAGGCTGAAACCACTCCATGTATTCCTTGGCCTGACGGTAACGCTCACGAAGTACATCGATCTCATCAATGGCGGCAGTCAAACGGATTTCACCGGACTGGGGATTGAAACTGCCGGACGGCATATCGGAAAATGCCGGACTGCCGATACTGGTCATGTCATCGTGTATGTTGGCGATTTCCTCATCTGTATGCTCGATGATATATGCCATACTGTTGTAGTCTTTGAGTGCGTTGATAGCCGCACCACGCTTATCAAGATACTGCCAGATAATATTCATAATCTACCTCCGAAGTAATGTATTCCACTCGGATTGTCATAGATTGTCTTTGATTTTCATTGATTGTCATATGTTTTCAAGTTCAGCCTTCACTGCATCCAGCAATGCCGACTGTGTTTCATCCTTTTCCTGCAATGCCTTCATCATACGCTCATCCACCGTGCCTTTGGTGATGATGTGCTGAATAACTACGGTTGCAGACTGCTGTCCCTGCCGCCACAGCCTTGCTACTGTCTGCTGGTACAGTTCCAGACTCCACGTCAGCCCGAACCACACAAGACAGCTGCCGCCCGATTGCAGATTCAAGCCATGGCCGGCAGAGGCAGGGTGTATCAGTGCTACGGGGATCTCGCCCTTGTTCCATCTGCGGATGCTTTCGGGCTTATCCACGGTGCTATGCGGAATATGCAGTTTTTTCAGACGCTGCTGTATGCGTTCCAGATCATGCTTGAACCAGTACGCCACCAGAACCGGCTTACCGTTTGCTGCTTCAATCATATCCTCCAGTGCATCAAGCTTTCGGTCGTGGATATTTACGGTTTCTCCGTTGTCATCATAGATCGCACCATTCGCCATCTGTGACAGCTTATTGGAAAGACTTGCAGAATTAGCGGCGGTAATCTCACCATCAGGCAGTTCCAGAACCAGTTCTTTTTTCAGTTCTGTGTACTTTTCCTTTTCGGAATCCGAAAGCTGCACCACGTATTCGGAATTCACAAGCTCCGGCATATCCAGATGATCGGCGGCTCTCATGGAAATGGTGATGTCGGAGATCTTCTCATAGATGGCATCCTCCGCACCGGGTAATGGCTTGTAGGAATACACCACCATGCCATTCCGCTTGTCGGGGGAGAAGTATTGCAGACGGTATTGCCCGATGAATCGCCCCAGACGTTCACCCATATCCAGCAGGCGGAATTCCGCATACAGATCCATGAGTCCATTACTGGAAGGAGTACCCGTCAGACCCACAATGCGTTTTACCTTCGGTCTTGCTTTCATCAGTGCTTTGAACCGCTTTGTTTGGTGGTTCTTGAAGCTGGAAAGCTCATCAATGATCAGCATATCAAAATCAAGCTTGATTCCGCTTTCCTCAATGAGCCACTGCACATTTTCACGGTTGATGATGTAGATGTCTGCTTGCTTTTGCAGTGCGGCTTTTCTTTCTTCCGCTGTGCCGACTGCTACGCTGAAGATGAGATCCTGTAAATGCTCCCACTTCCTGATTTCGTCAGGCCATGAATGCTGTGCTACACGGATAGGTGCGATCACCAGAACTTTTCGGATTTCAAAGTAATCAAACAGCAGGTCATTGATGGCAGTCAGCGTCACGCTGGTCTTGCCCAGTCCGCAGTCAAGGAACAGTGCTGTAATGGGATGCTCGATGATGTAGCGGACTGCATATTTCTGATAATCATGGGGTTTGTATTTCATTCAGTATCCCTCCAATCTGTTCTGGGTTATCCAGTACAAAGGTCTTGAATCCTAAACGCCGGAGAAGGCGGTGTCTTGCCAGTTGTAATTTTCTCGGTCTTTCGCCGGGGGATTTTACCTCCACAAAGGCGATTCTCCCCATGGGCATCAGGATGATTCTGTCGGGTACGCCTGCTGTGCCGGGAGATACGAACTTCCAGCAGACACCGCCTTGGGTTTTGACGGCACTTACAAGTGCCTGTTCAATTTTCTTTTCAGTCATTTTCTCTCTCCATTGCGAAACAACAGCTACAAAATTTCCTATACGCGCGTATATGCACGCTTACGCTATGCGATTTATTATAAATACTATATTTATTTGTACTATATAGAAATAGTTGTTATAGTTGTTTCTGTAAAGGGTGTTTTTGCTTATTCTCAGGGGATTTTAAGATGGGACAACCAGAGTGAAACAAGTTCTTCGTCTGCTTGTCCCACTTGCTTGTTTCAAGATTTTCGTGTGTAAATACGCTGAAGTCCATAAATGGGAAGTCTTTTCTTTGTACCGGTCTTTTCCCAGCTGCCGATTCGTGTCATAATCGCACTGATAGCATAGCTGTCGGATGGCTTGATGTCCTCTTTCAGCTTGCCAAAGCACTCACACCAGATCTCGATATTGGACACGGTTTCACGGCGGATTGTGCCTAATGGCTGTGTGTCATCATCGGGATTCTGCAAATAGTTGCGGCGCTCATATACTTCCATCGCATCCCAGTTTTCAGGCAGCATGGTATCCAGGTATCGCATAACAAGTCCTTCACGGTCATCCTGTTCCATTGCCGCTGACTGCTCTGTCCTTGCATAGCTTTCCAGTTCGGCAGGTAAAAACAATGGCTCATTTTCATTGACATACACCAGTGCTTCAGCCCACATCATATCAATATCAAATTGCGTTAGTTCCCATGGCTTCCATGTGCCTGTACCGGGTGTTTTCACAGTCCAGAAACGACGGTTGCCCGTTACATCACGCAGGAATCCATTCTCGGAATTGGTTGTGCCGAAGAACACACACTGTCTTGGATGGGGAGTGACGCGCCTGCCGAAGGAGGCACGATACTTGTCATCCTGACGGGAAATAAAGGCTTTGACTTTATCAATATCCGCCTTCTTCATTCCGGCAAGCTCTCCAATTTCCATAATCCAGTAACCTTGCAGTTTTTCAGCGGCAGTCTTATCATTCATATCGGAGAGGTTCAGACTGTCAGAATACCACTCACCGCCGAGTTTGGAAATGAAGGTTGACTTGCCAATGCCCTGCGGGCCGTTCAGTACAAGAATATGGTCAAATTTAATGCCGGGATTGTATACTCGCTGAATAGCGGCACACATGATTTTTCGGGATACAGCACGGACATAGGCATTATCCTCTGCACCCAGATAGTCGATCAGCATCGTGTCAATACGCTCGATGCCGTCCCACTCCGGCAGACGGGAGAAATATTCCCTGATTGGGTGATAGGAACGGTCGTCCGCTGCCTTTGTAACGGCGATATCGTAATTTCGTGCCGAAAAAGTACCATAGCTTGCGTCAATATAGCAGATAAGCTGTGCGTCATCAGCATCACGCCAGAAACGAGCCGGATGCTTCCACGGAACATCTCCACGGATCTCCATGCCGTCTGCCAGCTGATTAAATACGATTTTGCACATGTGGGGATCATTTTCCATAATCAGACGGATATTATGCAGGCAATTTTCCAGTACACCATCCTTATTGCGGCGAAGCTTTTTCATCCAGTTATCATCAGCAGAGACAGCAAAGTCTGTTTCGGCTTCTGCAAGACGCTCATTTGCTGCAAGTACCTTTACTGCGTCCAGCTGCATTACAAATTTGCACATTTCTCGGAACGCTGCCTTTTCATCCAGATTGCCGAACTTGTGAATACGCACAATATCAAAGGCATTGCAGAGTTTCAGATATGCAGGGTCTTTGGCATGATGTGAGTATACGAACATATCCTCTTTGATTTCTACACCGGCGATACTGCTTGACGCAATTAGATGCCAGCGATTGTCACTATCCGTTGGCTCATACACATCGGATAAAAACTCTGTCAGTGCCGTGCTGATAGGGAAGTAGGCTCTGTTGAACAGTCCGACTGCACCTTCCTTTTCAAGGGGATTCTGTACTTTCTGTTGTGTGATCTGGTTCGCCTTGCTTTCACGGGAAGAGGTCGGCAGCTGCGTAGGATCCATCCATTCGGGATGGGCAGTAAGAATGCCGTCGGGGTTCAGCCATTCTTTCTCCACATCCTTGAAGGTGAATGTACCGTTCTGTGGACAGGACGGCCAGTACATCAGCTGATTAGGCTGATAGGAACATTCATCGAAATAGTCAATGCCAAGCATCTGTGCGACATAGCGTGCAACAGCGACAAATTCTTCGGATGTAACATTTCTAGTCAATGGGAGAATGATTCTTGCCCTGGGATTGTCAGCCGTACTGGAATGCGTTGTGTACAGGCAAGCGGTATAGGGCATGATTTTCTCAAAGTTATTTACAAAATCAGCAGTCAGGCGGTCACCATCGAGAGAAATCAGGGAACGCACCTCCACGGTATCGATCTTGCGTCTGCCGCACTTCAGCACGCCGCCGACAAAGCCGCCATGGTCTTTGGCAGCGTCACGCTGTGCCTTTGTCATTTTCGCATATTCCTCGGCGGTTTCAGTTGTTCTGACAGGAACACGGAGACGTTCCTTCAGAGAATCATACGAGATAGTCTTGTTGACCCATGTTTTTGCCTGACGGCTGTTGCCATATGCAATTGCAAGATCTCTCATAAATGCAGCCTCCTTGGGGTTTCGCCATGTTCGAACCGTGCCTGTCTGGCGATTTTTCTTGCAGTACGCACACGGTCGGTAACAAAGTCATCATAATCATATTTTCCGTTTTCTGTTGTAAGCATCGGGATAAAATTGAAATCACTGAAGCTATCGAAAAAACTGCGTTCACGGTAATCTCCATATGCAAAGAGATACGGTTCTCCTGTATCCGGATGAAATCCAATCGTAACAGGATCATTATATTCTCCGCCGCCGCCGTCATCGGTTTCCTGGCAGAAGATGTGCAGATCATCATCCATCGGATCACCGAAGCAAATGAGCCCTGCCCAGCTGTCGGTACTATGTCCATTGGAAATCTTGCATAGGGCTGTATCGCCTTCGTCAGTGTCCTTGATCCCTTTACGCTTGACTTCAAAATAGCAGTGAAAATCAGGTAGATAAAAGTCAGGAAGATAATGTGTGCCATCGCTGAGAATCAATCCCTCCGGCTCATATTCCCATTCGATTCCACAGGCATCAAAGAAAACAGCCCAGCGTGCTTCAAGGCGGGAACGGAATAAGTATCCTTTGTATTCTGTCTGTATCGCTTTCATACCTTTACCTCCAGACTTTCTGTAAAATATCGAATCTTCATGTGCTTACGCTTCGCACGGTCAATTTCGGCTTTCATGCCTTTTGAAATGACATCACCAAACACCCACAGTTCCGCACACTTGCTCATCAGCACCCGATTCATGAAAATTGCGATATTCCTTTCTTCGGGAATAGTATCATTCATAAACTGCGTAAAGTAAATATGCGGTGTAATAGGCAGGCAGTGCTGATCAACCGCAAAGCGGCTGTAGCGTCGTGCATTTTCTGTGTTTCTCTCAATATCTCCCGAATAGGGTGAGCAGATATACACGATGGGACGGAAGGCGGCTGTCCTTGCAGCAGCCCTTTCCACCTTTTCTATTCTCGTCATGGCTTCATACTCCGTTGGTGAGAAGTAGCCTTCAGCGTTATACAGACTTGCCATGTTCGATCCTCCTCATTGCACAGTTCTGACAAAGCACTGCCGTGCCGTACATATCACCGATGCCATCAGCAAAAACCTCTGACAGGTCAACGCACACCTCGTCGCCACAATCAGGACAGGTGCAGAATACATTCTCATCATTCAGTTCCACCTTTACCTCTACGGTATCGGTGAGTGTTGCTTTTGTGTAAAACATGATTATTCTCCTTTCCGACTGCTCAAAAATGAGCCGTCACTAAACCCAGATCTGGGCTCAGTCCTTTTTGTAATATTCACATTCATATCCGTCCGCACGGAGCTGCAAGCCCATCGCCCAGTCTGGCACTCGTGCCATCTGTTCACATACCGCCTCCACAGACATACGCCTGTCCGCTTCAAGGATGATTTCATCGTGTACATGGGCAACAATAAAGCAGTGGGATAATGTCTGTAATGCGTAACAGAGTATATCCCTTGCAATTGCCTGTACAATGTTCTCCACGAATTTCGGACCGTAGCTTTCCAGACGCTCCCACTTCTTGTTGGTGCTGCCCTCGTAGGTTACGGACTCACCGCCGAACTTGTTTTCACCGATCCTCGGCTTTACATAGGCGAGCCGTCTACCGCTGGGCAGTTCGATAAAGAGCATTCCGCTTTTGCAGATGAATCGGATTCCGTGAGTGGTGGTAGTCGTTTTCTCCTTGACTGCCTTTTTGACAGCACGATCAACCGACCACCAGAGAGCGGTGATGTTCGAATTGGCCTCTCTCCATGCATCCACAAGGGGCTGTAATTCTTCCTCCTGCAATCCCATTTCAATCGCTCCCATGGACTTTAATGCACCGACCGATCCACCGTATCCGAGAGCCAATTCTGCGATCTTACCCTTTTGACGGAGATGACCGTTCACACCATTTTTGATAACAGGTACACCGAACATCTGTGATGCGGACGCACAGTAAATATCACCGCCGTCTGCAAATACATTCAGACGCCAATCTTCTCCTGCAAGCCACGCAATGACACGAGCCTCAATTGCAGAGAAATCTGCGACAATGAACTTGTATCCCTTTCGGGGAACGAATGCTGTGCGGATCAGCTGGGACAGTGTATCGGGAACATCCTCATAGAGCATTTCGACTTCATCGTAATAGCCGTATTTCACGGTTTCTCTCGCTTCGGTCAGATCAATGATATGGTTCTGAGGCAGATTCTGAAGCTGAATGTGTCTGCCGGAGAACCTGCCTGTGCGTGACGCACCATAGAAACTGAACATTCCTCTTGCCCTGTGGTCGGAGCAGGCAGTCTGCTGCATGGCGGTGTATTTTTTTACAGATGATTTTGACAGCTGCAACCGCATTTCCAGAACGGATTTCACGGGATCTTTTGCCGTCAGCAATAATCTGCGGACTTCCTGTTTGTCGAGAGAATTCGAAGTATAGCCCTGTTTTTCCAGCCAGTCAAGCAGCTGATACACGGAATTGGGATTCTCAACACCTGTAAGCCTGCACATCTCCGATGACAGCTTCGACTTTGCCTGTCCGTCGAGGGTCAGTGCAGCTTCAACCAGTTCCATATCAACTGCAATGCCACGGTCGTTGATCTCCTGATCGAGATAAAACTGCTCCCAGATAGATTCCGGCACAGGATACCCCGACAGTTTGCGGTCAATTGCCATTTCCGACTCCACATCCTGCATATTGTACTTCTTGAAAATCTCCCATTTCTCCGGTGCATCAGCAGGGGAATGAAATACGGGAATACCGTCAACTGTATCACACGGCACACAGAAATATCTGATCAGTGCTTTACCCTCCGGCATTTTCTGTTCCTCCAGACGAAGAACCTTTCCAGCCTGTGCAAGCGTGGACGGCAGTCCCAGATATCTGCAATGCACCATGGTACACTGCCAGCCCACAGGACTGAGATAGCTACCAGCGGTATCTTCTGCGATGCTGTAGCTGCGAAAGATTTTCGGGTAGTATTCACGCAGATATTTAGACAGGCATATCCGTTCAAAATTCACATTGAACGCTCTTTTGATGACACTTTCATCCGTGAGAGCGTGCAGGATTGCAAGGGGAATCGTATCACCGCAGGCAAGGTCATAGAGCTGCACCGCACTTCCGTCTACAGAAACGCTGAACAGCGTGATTGCAAAATGCGGTGAATCCACATAGGCATACACGCCGCATTTCTTCAGATCACGGTCGCTGCGTGTTTCTATATCAATTGTCATTTCTTTCATTTTTATCATATCCTTAACCCGCCCAAGCATATCGCCTAACTGCCCACCCAGCTATTCAGAGATTAATCGAGGAAATCGCTGTCCTCATCGTCGTTGAAATCATCCTCCGCACGGCTCTTTCCGCCGAGAGGCTCGCCGTCACGGATCTTCTGCAAATTATTCAGACCGCAGGCAATACCTCTGTTGCCGTTGGAATTGAATGCGTAGAAATTGATACTTGCACGACCATAAACGCCGCTGTACACCTCGCTGTGGTCGATGATCGGCTGACGGTCTGCATCCACAATACCGGGAGCAGTTGCAGAATTTGCGTTGATGAAGTAAGCGTTTGCATATGCCTCATCATCGGGACGTTCCAGATCGCCGTCACGGAGAGGCGTTTTGATGGCAGACAGCTGCGGTACGGACTTGCCGTTGCCCTTGAGCTTGGATGCACCTTCCTCATACGCCGCCTGAATGGCTGCCTTGACCTTTGCAATGGTCGCTGTATCGGACTTCGGGATGATAAGGGACACGCTGAACTTGGGTGTGCCGCCGTTAATTGCCTTTGCTTCCCATGCGTTGCAGTAGCTCCAGCGGGTGTCGGGACCTGTGATTACCTTTGTGGGATTTACATACTTTGCCATGTTAATTTTCCTCCTTAAAATCGTTTTCAGCCGGATTCCATGCTTTTCGTTTATCCGAAG